AGACATACTTGCTAACAAAACAGCAGCAGGCGGAAAGATACCTGTTATCTATGGTAGACGTAGAGTTGGCGCACAAATTGTATATATGGACACCGCTTCTAATAGAAGTAAGGATTTATTTATTGTTTACGCTTTATCAGTTGGTGAATGTGAACAAATAGAAGGTACAACAATAGAGCTTGATGGTAACCCTATTACTGATCCAAATAGATTTAGAGATGGTTGGTATATAGGTTCAGATAAAATAAGTTCAGGCGCAGGAAGTCTTAATACCGCATCTCAAGTTGGAACTAACAATGGAACTGCTAATGCTGGTCAAAGTGGTACTGATCCAACTAAAAGATACAGAGCTGTATTTAATTTACATCATGGAGCAGCCACACAAACTGCTGATCCAATGCTTATAGCATCAGTAGGGAGTCAATGGACTTCAGCGCATAAATTAAATGGCATAACTTACATAGCAGCATCGTATGAGTATGACACTAAAGCTATGTTTAAATCAGTTCCGCAATTAACTGTAGTTGTAAAAGGGCAAAAGGTTTACGATCCTAGATTAGACTCAACAGTTACAGGTGGTAGTGGTTCACAAAGATTAGCAACACCATCTACTTATGCTTGGAATGATAATGCTGCTTGCTGTTTCTTAAATTACATTACTAATGATGAATATGGTAAAGGCTTAACAGCTAGTGATTTAGATTTAGAGTCTTTTAGAGTAGCTGCTGTATTAACTGATACGCTAGTAGATACGCCTGATTTTAATGGTTCTTATGCTTCTACTACATGGAGTGCAAGCGATGGCTCTAATCAAGTTACCTTTTCTAATGAATCTGAATGGTCTAAATATAAACTAGGAGATGCTTTATTTTTAAAAGATAGTAGCGGTACTTTAATTATAGATGAAAAAACAATTACTGATATTCAGAGAAATGCTTTTTATGGTCAAGCTCAACAAAACATAATAATTATAGATGATGAATTTGATGATGATTATGATGATGAAGGCGGTACTTCTTTAGTTAAATCTAAACGCTTTCATTGTAATGGTGTAATAGATACTAATAAAAACGTAATGGAAAATGCTAAAGAGCTACTTGGCAATATGCGTGGTATCTTAAATTATGTTGATGGCAAATATGAATTATTAATTGAAGATACTGGTTCTTCAGAATTCACAGTTACAGACGATCATATTATAGATGGCATATCTATTGATTATGGTAATAAGGATAATAGAGCAAATAAGGTTGTGGTTGAGTTCTTTAATGGCGCACAGGGTTATGAGCAAGATACTGTTACTGTTTATCATAATAACAGCACTTCTACTTATAAAGATGATGATGGTGGTGAAGAACTAGAAGTTAAAGTGTCAGCACCATTAGCAGTATCACCTTATGTTGCTTGGAATATGGGTAAAGCTGTATTAGCTAGATCAAGATATCAAACCTCTATTAACTTTATGGCAACACCTGAATTATATAAAGTTAATGTAGGCTCAATTATTACAGTTACTTATGCTGGTCTTGGTCTATCAAGCAAATTATTTAGAATTGAAACTATGGACTTACAGGCAAATGGCTTAATAGCTGTTAGTGCTATTGAATATTTTGATATTTATACTTGGGAAATACCACCAGTTGAAAGCGTACCGCCTAAATCTGATCCACCTACAGGTTTTGAATTAGTTGTACCAACAGGATTAGCTTTTACAGACAGTAGTGGCTCTAATCCTAGAGCTTATTTATCATGGACTGAAAATACTGATTATCCTGTTGATGAATATAGAGCAACTGTTTTAGATAGTGGTTCTAAACCAGTAGTCAATAAAATAGTAAATGATAACTATGTTTATTTAGATTTATTAGCTGTAGGAAGTTATACAGCAACAGTTACAGCAATTAATAGTGTTGGTTCTGAAAGTAATCCTTCTTCAGCTTTATCATTTTCTGTAGCACAAGAACCTATCTATACAGGCGATGTTCAAGATGGTGCTATAACAAATATTAAAGTTAATGATATAGATGCAACAAAAATAACAGCAGGATTAATTAATTCAGATAGAATTAATGTAGATACTCTTAATGTTAAGAGCTTTGATGATGTTAGTTCTACTATTGTTAGTCATGTAACAGCAGGTACAAAATTTCCTTTAGCTAGAGATGGTCAGGCTTATGTGCAAAGAACCTCAACATATACAGGAAGCAATGCTTCATTCATCCCTGTAACAATTACTGAAGTTAGAGATAATGCAGGATATGTAGCAATTTTCTCAGGAGTTCTTGGTAATGTTAGTGGTGGTAGGGTTCAATATTCTTTAGATAATTCTACTTGGGTTAATGCAAATGGTAATACAAATATATATTGGAACGCTGGTACTTATAGAGGATATACATACGTCTATACTGGTCAGATAACTACACTATCTACATCTCAATCTACTGTTTATTGGAGAGTATATTTTTCAGGTAGTTATAATCATACTCAGCTTTCACTTAATGTAATGATGGATAACACACGATAATGAATATCTTTACTATATACAATTTAGAAACTGGTGAAATAGAACATTCAACCTCTACTGTTGCACAAATTAATGAAGTAGGGTTGCTAGAAGGACAAGGTATTATTGAAGGCGATTACCAACCTAATGAATATAAAATTGTTAGTGGTGAAGCAATACAAAGAACTGATAATATTTTAGAAATACTGAGAAATAAAAGAAATGCATTATTAAAAGAATCAGATTGGACACAACTAAATGATTGCCCTTTATCTGATACTGAAAAAACAGAATGGCAAACATATAGACAAGCGTTAAGGGACTTACCAGAAAATTATCAAGATACTGATAATATTGATGATGTTGTATTTCCAAATTTACCTTAATGATTTAATATATATAAAATAGGATTTTATTATGGCACAAGCAACAGATTACAATTTAGCAAACCAAACAGGAGCAGACTTTAGAGCAGAATTAAATGAAATTCTAGCTGCATCTGTTAGTTTAAATAGTGGTTCTAGCGAACCAACTACTATGTATGCTCATCAATTATGGGTAGATACATCAAGCAATGTATTAAAGATAAGAAACGCTGCTAACAATGCATGGCTAACTACTGGTGTTAGCATTACTGCATCGAATACTTTTGATATTAATGCTGGTACTGTTAATGGTATTACCTCATTAAGTTTTAGTTCAGGTGCTACAGTAGCATCTATATTAGATGAAGATAATTTAAGTAGTGATTCTGCAACAGCATTAGCAACTCAACAATCAATTAAGGCTTATGTAGATAGCCAAGTAACAGCGCAAGATTTAGATATAAGTGATGGTAGTTCTACTATTGCTATTGATCTTGATTCTGAAACTTTATCTTTATTAGGTGGAACTGGTATTACAAGTACAGCATCAGGTAATGGCGTAACTTTTGCTATTGGTCAATCAGTAGGCACTTCAGACAATGTAGTATTTAATCAAGTTACAGGTGCTTTGGTTGGTAATGCTAGTACAGCAACAACTTTAGCAACAGCAAGAACTATATCAGGTGTTAGTTTTGATGGTTCAGCAAATATAACTTTAGATACAGATGATATTGGGGAAGGTTCTAGTAATCTTTACTATACAGATGCTAGGTTTGATACAAGACTTGCATCTAAAACTACAGCAAATTTAACTGAAGGCTCTAATCTTTACTATACAGATGCAAGGGCAAGGGCTTCAATTAGCGAAAACTCAGCACAATTATCTTATAACTCAGGAACAGGTGTTTTAACTTATACTCAAGGTGATACAGATACAGTAAGCGAAGGATCAAGTAATCTTTACTATACAGATGCAAGAGCAAATTCAGCTATTGATGCTAGAGTTACTAATACCTTTATAAACAATTTAAGTGGTGTTGTAGCTGATACTTCTACAGCACTTGCAACAGCAAGAACTATAGCTTTAAGTGGCGATGTAGTAGGCTCAGTTTCATTTGATGGAACTTCAGATGTAACCATATCAAGTACAATACAAGCCAACTCAGTAGCTTTAGGAACTGATACTACTGGTAACTATGTAGCAACAATAACTGGTACAGCAAATAAGGTTTCTGTATCAGGATCAGGAAGTGAAACAGCAGGTGTAACATTATCATTGCCTGATGATGTGCAAATAGCAGATAGTCTAACAGTAGCAGGTAATCTTACTGTTAATGGAACGCTAACATCTCTTGATACAACTAATTTAGATATAGAAGATAACCTATTCCAACTTAATGCAGGTCTTACAGGATCGCCAGTTAATGATAGCGGTATGCTTATTAATAGAGGTAATCAAAACAATGGCGTATTTATGTGGGATGAATCTGCTGATAAGTTCACAATGGGACTTACAACAGCAGATGGCACTTCTACAGGCAATATAACTTTAGCTTCACTT